CTAATATAATTATCAAAGAGGTTGATAAGACCTCTGTGTTTCATGAGAAGGCACTCCCACAGATCAAAGATTTTTGTGAGGACATTAGTGACCTAACTCATGTGTTTGAACAGTCAGACTCAACTTCTTTTCATAGACAGAAGGTTCTGAATGATATGATTATGATGTCCACCACATCGGTGGTTGTGAATTATGATTGTGATATTATCCTTCCTATTGCTTCTTACATGCAAGCATATGATAGGATTGTAACCGGATCATCTGATGTTGTTTATCCCTATGGTAGTGGAAACTTCCAACTCCAAGTATTTGGAGATGATCAAGTTGTTACTAACTTTCTTGTGAATGAGTTTGATTTCTCTGCATTCAAAGATGTATTAAAAGTCTATGATGCAAAGTATGGATTTGTTCAGTTCTTCAATAGAGATGTCTATATTGAAGGTGGGTTAGAGAATGAAAACTTTGTTGCATATTCCCCAGAGGATGTTGAAAGACATTATAGATACACTACACTGGGATACAGTGTTTCTAGAATCAATGATGTAATCTATCACTTAGAACATTCTAGAACTCCAAACTCATGGTTCAGTAACCCATTTATGCATTCAAATAATGTTGAGTGGGAGAAGATTCAGAGGATGGACAAAGAAACTCTAAAGGAATATATCACTAGTCAGGATTATTATAAGGTGAGAATTGATGGACAAAAATAAGGCAGTATTCAAACTCAAAAATATTGGCCCAATCTATTGTATCAATCTCGATGATCAACCTGAAAGATGGGAATACATGGAGAACCAATTTAAGTATTGGGAGATTGAAAACTACACTAGAGTCTCAGCATATGATGGTAGAGATGATGACCTGAGTGAGATTCTTAAGGGTCGTTATCCAGACATGATGAGTTCTGGTGAGATTGGTTGTACTACATCTCACTTGAAAGCAATCAAACAATTTTATGATTCGGGTGAACCCTATGCAATCATGATGGAGGATGATTGTGAACTTGATTTGGTAAGATTCTGGAACTTTACTTGGCAAGACTTCTATGCCAAGATTCCTTATGACTGGGATGTGTGTCAAATTGCAATTATATGTACAGGAGATATTCATATCAAAGTTCACAAGAGGTTTGTGAATGAGTTCTCTACTGCATGTTATTTGATCACACGTCATCATGCTGAGAAGTTAATTCGTCTTCACTGTAGAGGTGATAAGTACAAACTGGATAATGGTGTCAGACCACGTCCAGTTGCCGATGACCTGGTGTATAACTCAGGTAACACCTATGCCCTCCCACTCCTGCTGTATAAGACGGAACTAGGATCAAGTATTCACCCTGACCATGTTGATGCATTCCACAAAGGAAACTATCAAGCCCAGATGAATTTCTGGAGTCAGAAGGGAGCACAGATGTCCATCAATGAACTGATGGAGTTTGATCCCTATCTGGGTCGGGTATCTGATCCAACACAACAAAAGGGTTGACAAGACCATAAGCTTATGGTACATTATAAATATACTGGTGTTAGGGGTTATCTTAACACTAAGTAATAAAACCAATCTCCGCAAACTTGAGCAAGGTTTTATATGATAAAATCGGAGACATGTCGAGTCTCTTAACATCCGTAGGTTAATCTCTACGAGACAAAAAAGGTAAAACAAAAATGTTCAAATCTGTATTCACAGCAACCGCTGCTCTGTCCATGTCCGCTGGTGCCGCCCTAGCCGGACCCTATGTCAACGTCGAAGCTAATTCTGGTTGGACGGGATCTGATTATGGTGGAACTGCTACAGAACTTCACGTAGGTTATGAAGGTGAACTTAGTGAGTCTGCTTCCTACTTCGTTGAAGGTGGAGCTACTGTAGTCTCTCCTGATGGTGCTGAGAGTGATACTGTTCCTTCTGGTAAGGCAGGTTTCGGTCTTGCATTGACTGATGCACTGGGTGCATATGGTGAAGTTTCCTTCGTCGGTTCAGGTGATAGTGACATTGACCGTGGTTACGGCACCAAGTTGGGCCTGAAGTACAGCTTCTGATATTCAATATAGACACATAAACATCTAGATGTTATACTGGGGATGCGACGGCATCCCTTTTTTTATGGAATATACTCCACCCGCTCTTTGTATCAGAAGTATTACACCCTCTGATACTACAGGCAAAGTACTTGTAGATATGCCATCTATATGGAGAGATAGTGATTTTATAAACCCTGTAGAGATTGATGAAAAAATAGTTCAGTCTATTATGAGTGAACCTTACAGTGTACCTATGTGTCCTCCTGGATGGCCAAATCCCCCTACTGATGTAGAATGAAAAAATATATACTAACCATAGTTACAAATCCTGCAGCTCAAGTATCAGTCTCCTTGTTAGGGATACTGATATTGATAAGTGTATTACACAATCATGCTCACTATGAGATGAGTAATGATCCTGATGCATATGTGTATCAGTGGTGTAAGAAAAACCCTGAGAGATGTAAGTACACTCCCAAGTAACTTCACAAAACTTGACAGGTCTTTAGATTTACTATATAATATGTAAAGAAACATTACGGAGTGTAACATGACTGTAACAACTGAAGACGGTGGACGTACAAACATGTACGCTACAGAACCTAGAATGTATATCTCGGAGACAGACGCAGAACGTTATGGTTATGAGAGTTATGCAGAACGTGCAGAGAAAATGAATGGTCGTTTTGCCATGATGGGTTTCGTTGCCGGTATTATTTCTTATGCAACAACTGGTAGTCTCTTCTTCTTCGGTGCCTTCGGTATCTGATAGATGGTGATATCATCACATATTCATGTAAAAGGGAGTACTTGACAATGACACAATTTTTCTTTACTATAACTAGTGTAGCCTTCTTTGTTTTGTTGGCTTACTCAGTAGAAAAATTATCAGAGACTTACTAATGACATTCAGTGTTACTCTTCGATCTTCGGACGGATCTGAACAAACTATCGAATGTGATAGTGATCAGTATATTCTAGATGTTGCCGAGGAACAAGGTATCGATCTTCCATATTCTTGTCGAGCAGGTGCATGTTCATCTTGTTGTGGCAAGCTTGTAAGTGGTACAGTTGATCAAAGTGATCAATCATTCTTGGATGATGATCAAATTGAAGAAGGATTTGCACTTCTATGTGTCTCATATCCTACCTCAGACTGTGTAGTCGAGACTGAAAAAGAAGAAGATCTCTTTTGATTATGTCGAATCACAATGCTCTCTATGAAGACATGGAGAGATTAAATGCCCTTTACGAAGAACTCTGTTGGGCACATGATGATGAATTAGTATTCACTCATGAAAATGGCAGAGTCGTTATCTACAACAATACACAGGAGAAAACAAATGAACGAAAGAGCAGAACGTATTAATGGTTGGGCAGCAATGCTGGGTATCATCGCAGCCATCGGTGCATACGCGACCACTGGTCAACTGATTCCAGGTATTTTTTGATGTTAATTTTAGGTTCTATTCTTCTGGGAACCTTTATCTTCTACTCTGTCTTCTTTACTGATGACATTGACGATGATGGTCCCCCAGATGATGGTATGATGCAACCAGTATATCAAGGTGTAAGGTCTCATTAGAGTCCCTTTTTAATAAATAAATTAACACCGCTTTCATCAGATGCCAGAGGAAGTTACCAAGAAGGAAGAACCCAAAAAGAAGGGTATTCTAGGAAAGATAAAGGAAGCAACTGATGACAAACAAGAACAAATTGAAATTTTGTCTACTTTTGTTAGGCTTGGCATCCTTGTTTGGTCTGGCGGAATACTCACGTTGGCATACATTCAGTTACCCCCAGCACTTGGAATCCCCGAACAGAAATTAGATCCGACTTTTATCGCAAGTGTCTTTACTGGGGTGCTTGCGACTTTTGGCGTTCAGGCAGCAAAGAAAAATGGTGAAAGTGTTAAAGGTAATGGTAGTGGAGTTACTAAAGAAGATATGGAAAGATTGATTGAGGCAGCATCACAAACCGCTCCTTCACAGACAATTAGAATTGAACAAGCACCTGTTGTGATATCTGCTGTAGAACCTAAAGTGTAATGTATACCTTCATTAATTATGGTGTTGCTTTCTTTCAAGTAGTAATTTTGAATTGTATACAACCTATCAATTGGCAGTACTGTTATCGTGTGGATCAATGGTTGATCCAGGATCTTCAGTATGCATGGGAATTAAAGATAGGTAAGGTTCATCCCTATCAGACTGAGAAAGAATACTTAGACAGTTTTAAGTAAGGATCTCATAACAAACCACCACTTTCAAAGAATACCACTATAATAGATAATGTAGTTGAGTAAACTAATATGAAATTTATTTTTACATTAATTGCCACGTTATTTTTTGCATTTCCTGCATGGGCAATAGATGTCTCAATGGGTGCTGGTGGTAACTTAGCATTTGAACCTAATGAGATCACAATCTCTGCAGGTGACACAGTTCATTTTATTAACGAAGCACTACCTCCTCATAATATTATTGTTGAGGCACGTCCAGATCTTTCCAGAGAAGCATTATTGTTTGCTCCTGGAGAAACACAGGATGTTGTATTTACTGATGTAGGAGACTATAACTTCTTCTGTGGTCCTCATCAAGGTGCAGGTATGACTGGTGTTGTTCATGTTGAATAAAATTTAAATGACTTTATCACACGTATTACTTTGGATATCAATCCCCTTTGTAATCACTACAGTACTGTTTGGATTTTACAAAGGGGAGAATGTTTATTATGAATCAGATAAGTACGACGGGAATGGAACCGCACATTAAGTCTCGTTATGAATTTGCCATGAGTTCATTCGCAAGAATGTATGGAGTCAAGGGAGTACTAAATTCACCAACTATACCAACCTTCTGTATAGAGTGGGCTCACACAAGTAAGGATATTCCTGAAGGTAGTTTAACAACAGTTGATTTCTATTTTAGAGACTTATGGACGATGGTCAATTAATTATCATCAGTTTTTACACTTTCATTGGATTATTTTTATTTGTACTTTCTTTAATTTCAGAATAATGAAACACTATTATATTGCAGCAATGTTAATACTAACTTCAATAACATCATTTGTTTTATGGGGTATCAGTAACGCGTATTCATCATCATGAGTGGTCTTTTTGTATTCTTATTTGTCATACTACTGGTTAGTGGTATGGAGTTAACATGGTCAG